GGCAGGATGACGCACGCGTGTCCCCCGTCGTACGACTCGGATCCCGGCACGTTCCCGGTCCCCTGGATGACGATGGCACGCCAGTCCTGCCGTGCGGCCTTGACGGCATCCCATCCCTGGCCCGACTTGATCGTCAGCGTGGCGTCGGCATACCGGGACCAGGCCGTGCGCAAGTCGTACAGGTCCGTGCCGCCCTCCCGGTCGTCCTGGTTGTGGCGCAGCCGGCCGCCCCAGCAGCCATCGGACTGTTCGTGCCAACCCAGTGCCATCCCGCCCGACGCCAGCGTGCAGTTCGCCCAGGCGTGCCCCTGGCCGGCGTCGGACGACTCGGAACCGAACGGTTCGTCGGGATCCTTCGCGGGATCCTGCATCCGGTACTTCGGCCGCCACGCCCCGCCGGTATCCGCCGGCACGCTGACGCTTGCAGCTGGCCGGCGTGCCCCCGGCGTCAGCTGGCGAAGGCCCAGGGCCACGGCCAGCCGGCGCGGCAGGATGCCCCGATCCATGGCTATGCGCGTGGCCCGTACGCGATCCATGCGACTTGCCGTGTGTCCGTGAACGACGTGCCGGCCGTCTTGTGCGTCAGGCCCAGGCCGACGGCCGTAGCCGTTGGGGCCGTGATGACCAGGGCGAGATAGGCAACGCTGGTGGAGACCAGGGCACAGACGACTGTCGGGGCCGATGCGAACGGCCGGGGGAACGTCACGGTAGCCGTACCCGATACCGCGCCGGCCACGGCCACGGACGCCACGCCCGACTGAATGTCCATGGCAACGGCCGTGTCATGGGCCAGTTCGCCCCAGGCCGTTTCGATCGGCTGCCCTGCAACCGGCTTCGCGGGAACTACCACGATGGGCCTTCCTTCCTATGCCGGGATCTTCAGCACGATGATCAGCTGCGGCCGGTTGCCGGCCGTGCCCGTGTCATCGGACAGGAACTCGGTTGTGTACTTGTCGGCCGTCTCGGTATAGGACGTGATGACGAATCCCCGGTTGGCTGCGGCCGATCCGCCGGCAGCCGTCGGTGCCCACGCCTTGACGATCGCCAGCACGTTGATGTCGATCGTCGCGCCCTCATTGTCCGACACGGCATGGACGGCCTGGCCCGTGGACGTGTAGGCAGGACCGGGCCATACGACCGCGTTCCCGCTGCCGGGGGACGTCAGCGTGCCTTCGGTCCACGCGGCCGTGGCCCGGTTGACACGCACCTTCGGCGTGGATCCAAACCCGATGTTGACCTGGCTGGACGTCTTCAGCCGCAGCGTGGCCGACACGATTTCCTTCGCGTCGGCAATGCTGATGGGGAACTCGATCAGCGCCCGATTCTGCCAGCCCGTCCAGCTGCCGACAGGCAGTTCGGCTTCGGCCCCGCTGCCGTACTTCGCCCCGCCCGACGTCTTCGCGATCCGTGACGACTTCGCCGACGTGTACGACCGCGTTACCTGTTGCGTCGGGGGCGGGCTGGGGTCGATCGGGGGTTCGGGCGGCTCGGTGCCGGCACTCCATTCCACGCCCGACACGTAGCCCAGCACGGCAGCGGACCAGCCCTCGGGGGACGCGTCCAGCTGCAAGCCCAGGGACCGCACGTCGGCACTGACGATCGGATCGGGAACGTCCAGCCGGATGCGCACCAGGTCCACGCCGCCCATGGCCGACAGGGCGTGCAGATGCTCGGGCAGCGTCGGGATGATCTGGACCGGCAGGTATTCCAGGGACGCGGTCGCCCGATCTTCCAACAGCCGCGCAGCCCAGCTGGCCGCGTCGGGAACCTTACGCGTGCCCCGGTCGATCGCGTGCAAGCCGAACCGTTTCTGGCTTTCCGTGTCTTCGATCGTGAACGCCGGCCCGGTCAGATCCTTCGCCGTGACCTTGTTGACGATGCCGTCGGCGTTGCTGTGCATGACCTGTTCGATGACGGGAATGCCTTCCAGGCCCAGCGTCAGGCCCCGGTCGTACGGATCGCCGTGGCTTCGGAAACGGATCACCAGGGCCGCGTCAACCCATGCGAAATGCAAGGCATCGTTTGCGGCTGCCTGGATGGCTTGCCAGACATTGATCAGCCCCGTGGCCGGCGTGTCGGGCGAACCGATCGCCACGTCGCCTTCGGGCGGATCCGCTTCCACGACCAGGGCCTGGTACTGCGTCAGGGCCTTCAGCTGGCGTGCGTAGGCCCGCAGCGTGCCGGCAGGGCTGGCCGGCGCGGGAACCTGGACGTTCGATAGCACGCCCACGGGATCGGTCCCCTGGATGCGTCCGACGCCATGGCGCAGCGAGTAGTCGATTTCGTCCAGGATGGCGAACGCCAGGGGATCGGCCCCGTACAGCAGCCGCATATACGCGCCGGGGCGGATCGCGCCGGCAAACGGGCTGGACGTGTTCGATGGATCCAGCAGCCGATCGGGGTCGTACGTTTCCACGGACCAGGCCCCGCCGGCAGCGATCGACAGCACGCCCAGGCTACGGTTCGCGCCCCAGCTGGTGCGGGCGGCCGTCACCTGGCACGACACGTCCCGCCAGTCCTCGGTTGACCAGGTCGCCCCGCCCCAGGTCGCCACGTCCCACAGGGCCGCCCCGACGGGATGCGACCACAGCTGGATGGCCGCGCCATCGATGGGCAGTCGCTCGATCGTCACGGCACGATCGCAACGCCGTTCCGCCGGCCATACGTGCGAAGGGCGCGCACGACTTCCCGCTCGATGGACAGCGGATCGCCCGTGATGTTGATAATGATGTTGCCCACGCTGGTGCCGGCGCTGTCCCCTGCGGCCTGTGTGCCGGCAGCGAACGTCCCTGCCCCGGCCCCGCCGGCTGCCAGCGTGCCGAAGCCGACGGCCTGGCCGCCCGCCCCGCCCAGGAAGTCGCCCACCAGGGGCACTTGCTTCAGGAAGTCGCCCACCTTGTCGATCGCTTCCTTGATCTGGGTAATGAAGCGGACGATTTCCTTGACGACTCGCACCAGGATGTCGGCCACGAACCCCAGGGCCTTGCCCAGGGCACTGATCAGCGGGACCAGCAGCGGCAGCAGGGCACGCACCAGTTCGCCAAACGCCTTCAGGATCGGCAGCAGGGCCGGCAGGATGGCGTCAAGGACCGGCAGGAAGGCCGCCCCGATTTCTTCCTGGACCTCCCCGAAGGCGTCGGCCGTCTTCGCCATGCTGCCTTCGGTACTGTTGGCGAAGGCGTCGGCTTGCCCAGCTGCGGCAGCCTGGGCGTTCGCCAGCGTCTCGGTAGCCGTCGCGCCCTTCTCCAGCCCCGGCAGCAGCCGCGCCAGGGCCGTGTCCTGCCCCTGGTTTGCCTTCGCCACGGCTTCGGCTGCCGTCGCCAGGTCCACGCCGGCAGCACGGGCCAGGTCCTGGGCAAGGGCCAGTTGCGACGTCGCCAGGGCCACGTCCCCCGTCGATCGCACCAGGGGTTCCAGGGCGGCCCGCGTTTCGCTGTCCGTGAAGGCCCGTTCCTGGCCCGCAGCGATGGCCGCTTCCACCTCGGCCGTGTAGTCGGCCGTGGACCCCGTGGCCGCAGCGATCGACGCGGCCAGCTTGTTCGTTTCGTCCCTGTCGGCAGCTGCGGCCTGTGTCATCCCGGCAATGGCGGCCACGGCGATGCCCACGCCGCCGGCAAGGGCGGCCACGCCGGCAACGCCCTTCGCTGACACGGTCTTACCGAACACGCTGATGCCGCTGTCGGCTTCCTTCAGAGCGCCAGTCAGCCCCTTCGTGTCGCCCGTGATGGCGATCGACAGGCCCAGGCCGGCCACGTCAGCGGCCCCGTGCCATGGCGCGGGCCTGGTCGCGCCGAAGCTTCGCCATGGCCGAGATTTCGGCCAGCGTCAGGGATCGGACTTCGGACGGGGGAAGGCCCGTCAGGGCGCACAGGCCGGCCATTACGGCCGCACGGCGCGCTTCCTGGCGGGCCGTGGCCGGTCCTGTAGGCCCGTGACCTGTACCTGTCCAGCGAGCACGTCGGCATAGGTCAGGGCGGGTTCGTCGCGCCGGCCGACGATCCACGCGAAGCCGCACAACAGCCGAAGCCGATCGGCCCCGCGCCCCTTGCCGGCCACCAGTTCCTGCATTTCGTCTGGCTCGATCCCCGTCGCGTCGGCGATGTCGATCAGATCCCCGTAGGACAGGGATCCCGGCGTGATCTTCGCCAGGTCGATTTCGAACTGTCGCAAGGCCCATCATCCTTTCCCCGCACGCTTCGCCAGGACTTCCCGGCAATAGGCTTCATAGATCGCTTGCAGCTGGGCCGCGTTCGCTTCGATCGCCCGCTGGACGCGCCGCTGCGGCTCGATCCCCCGGAACGGCCAGCCGAATTCGATCGGCTTCGCGTAGATCAGCCGTGACACGACACGGCCCCGTTTCTTGCTGCCCAGCGGACGGTACGACCCCGACAGTTTGCCCGAACGGTCTGGCCCGTACGTGGCAGCGGTACGGGCGACCAGGGCGGCCGCATCCTTGCCGGCCTTCCCTGACAGCGTGATGTCCCGCCCGATCGCGTCCATGGCAGCCTGTGTTTCCTTGACGCCCAGGACCGTGACGGACTTCCCGGTAACGCTGGGCATGACGCCCCTTCCCCTAGGGCGCGGTATCCAGGGCCGGCTTCGAAACGCACGGCAGTTCCACGGCCAGTTCGGCGTAGGTTTCGACCTCGCCCCCGAAGTCGCCCGCGTGCAATGTCACCTGGCCCGTCATGGCCGGCGTGTCGGTCCCGATGGCCGTGGCCGATCCGTGCGGCTGCAGGACAAAGTCGGCCACCAGGCCGTCGTTATCCCACAGGTAGCGGGACAGGCCGTCGGCGGACCAGTCCTGGATCCCTTCCAGCACCAGGGCATAGGTGGACTTGCCGGCCTGGCTGAACGTGCCGTCGGTGCACAGCGTCTGGACCGTGACCGTGTCGCCAGCTGTCACCTGGACACGGGCGATGCTGACGTGGCACTGGTACTCGGAAACCGTGCCGGCCCCGACTTTCAGCGTGAGCAGCACGTCCCGCATGAACAGGGGCGTGGCAGCGATAGCGGCCATGGCTAGGATCCTCCAGCTAAGTGGGTATGCGTCGATCCGACGATGGCGAGATAGGTGACGCCGCCCACGTCGTACTCGGCCGGCGGATCCAGGCTGATCAGCGCCCACGCCGGCCCTTGCGTGGCAGCGATCGCGTCGGCCAGCCGCTGGGCCATCAGTTCGGCTTCGGACTGCTGGACCGTGTCCACGCCCAGGCCCACCAGCCCGATGACGCGGTACGTGACTTCCCGAACCTGTGGCCCCAGGCGCGTCGGGGCCAGCCACGGATCGCCAGGCACCAGGAACACGGCCGGCGGGGATACCTGGCCGGCGGGATCCTGAACGCGCAGCCCCTGGGCCGTCAGGGACGCTTCCAGCCCTTCGCGTGCGCCGGTAATGGCCGATGTCATGCGATCGAGCCGGCCACGTACCGCCACCGTTCCAGCTGCGGCCGGATGCCTTCCAGGTAGTCGCGGGCAACCCGGATGGCTGCGCCCTGTAGATCCTGGTACGACGTGACGCCAAACGGGGCCGACTTGCGGGCGAACGCTTCGGCCCCTGTCGTCAGGGCGTTCGCCGTGACTTCGTCAGACGCGCCGGCCGGGGGAACGTAGGGCTGGACAGGGGCATCCGTCCAGCCCAGGAACCGATCGATGCCGGCCGACACGGCAAGGGCGCACGCGGCCGCCCAGGCCGTCTCATCCGGCGTCGGGGCCGTGATCCGAACGTGCGTCAGGATCTGCGGCCCCGTGACCCATGCCGTCATGCCTACGCGGCAGCGGACTTG